TGTGCCGCCGCCGATGCCGAGGAAGCCGCTCTTCTTCTTGATCTGCTCGACGATCTGATAGCTGCTGCCGCTGATGCCGCTGGCGATGACGTTGCCGACAGTGGTAGCAGCGAGCGTGATCCCGGCATCGAAGAGGCTCCGCGTCGTCGACGAAGAGAACAGCCCGAGGAAGCCGCTACTGCCGGTGGAACCGAGCTTCAGACTGGACGTGTCGAACAGGCTTCCCGAGACGCTAATCTGCTTGGCAACGGTAGCAGCCATTGCGCCGATGGAAAGATCGATCGAGCGCAGCGCCTTCAGCATTTCGTTTGAATATTGAAGGTCGGTGTTGGTGTTCGCGGCGACGATCTCAAGGCTGTTGGCGATGCTGGCGCTCTTGTCCTTTGGCGAACCGAGCACGGTGCCAGTGCCCGCGGAAGCCTGAAGATCCTCTGCTGACGTGGGAGCCGCTGAAGCGCCGCCGCCGTGGCCCTTTGCCCCAAGCGCGGCCAACACGGCGATCATCGCGGCGACCACAGGGAACGCGAACACGCCGAGTTGCGCGAAGATTTTGGAGCCGCCCTCTGCGGTGTTCGCGGCCGTGCGGACTCCGCTATTGGCAACGCTCAAGGCGGTGTGGGCAATGTCCCGGGCGATAGCGATGGCGGACTGAACCGCCTGGAAGATCGCGTAGGCCTTCTCGATCGCGGTCATGACCTTGTAGCCAGCCGAGTGCTCCTTGAAGAGGCCCTTGAGGCTGGAGAGCACCTGGCCCGTCGCTGCCATGCGTGCGTTCGCGGACTTGGTGGCGTAGAGCGTTTCGACCTTGGCGAGCGCTGCGGCGTCAGTCCCAGCAGCCTTCACAGCGGCCTTGCGATCCTTCTCGATCGTCGCTTGTGCAGCCTCATAGTTGCTGAGCGCGCTGATTGCCCCGCCGATGCTGTCGCCCAAGCCGCCGAATGCGTCGGAAAGCACGGATGCCACGCCCGATGCCCGCTCACTGAGCAATCCCATCAGGTCGGCGGTGTACGAGAGCGAGTGATTGTAATTGTCGTTTGCCGTCTGAAGGTTCGCAGTGCCTACTGCGAGGTCCAACACGGTCTTGATATATTCTTGAGTGTGCCTCTGAGCCTCGACGTAATCAGGCGAGCCTTTCGCCGCTGCGGTCGGGTGAGCGTCCAGATATTGCTGGGCTTCAAGCAGGGCGATGGCCTTGGCACGCTCCACGTTGCTCGCACCGATGAGCGAAGTCTCAAGCCTGATCCGGTCGAGCTGGTTTTTGCCGCTAGAGGTGTCGGCGAGGATCTGCGCGCGATTGGCCTCATCGTTCGATTTGGCCTGCTCATCGCGAAGGCGGGCGATTTCAGGTGCAAGCTGCTTGACGATGCCGAGCCAGTAGGCCTTCGCCTTTCCTTCAGCAGTGGCGGCCTTCTCGCCGGCAACGGCCTGCGCCGTAATCAGCGGACGAAGCTGTGCCTCATCCTGCAGCGCCTTAGAGGCCTGCGCGGCGTTGATCGTTCCATCCGCCACGGAATCATTGACCGCCTTCTGTGCGGCCGTCTGAGCGGATAACTGACCGATCAGCTTGCCACCCTCGGCCGCGCGCGTCGCCACGGCTAGAGCGAGCTCCTTCTCGTAGAAGAGGCCGACGTCGCCCTTGTGGCGGATGGCTTGCTCTTCAGCCTTTTGCATGGCCTCGGCCTTGACCGCCGCGGCGTCGCTCACCTGATATGCCTCAGCAAGCGCGCGCTGCCCTTTGATCTGCGCGTCGAGCTCGGCAAGCGCTTCGGCTAGGCCGTGATCGCTCTGCTTCTTCGGTTTCTTCGGCGTGCGGTCCTCAATGATCGTGTTCGCCGCATCGCGGATGCGCTTTCTCGACGCGTCGATGATGTTGCCCTCGATCGTCTTAATGTTCGCGAGGATCTGCTTCTGCCCTTCCGCCTGGGCGTCGTGGAAATTCTGGATGAACGTCTTGCCGGAGTCCCTGCCGGCCGTTCGCCAGGCAGCGACAAATACAGCGCGGATGGACGCGGCGGCCCAAACGGCATCCTTGAGCACGGCCTCAAATGCCGACCTGGCGCTGCTCTTGAACTTCGCCCACGCCTCATCCAGCCCGAGCGCGTCGCTGGCCGTTTTCTTGATGCCGTTCCAGACGTCGCCCCATGTGACGGCAAAGGCCCCGGCGCGCTTCTCCAGATCCTTCATTTCCTTGGAGCTGAGGCCGCCGACTTCCTGCCGCAGCTCCTTCATCTCTTTCTTCGTGAGCCCGAGCGAATTGGCGTAGCGGTCGAGCACCCCGCTATCGCTCACGTTGGCCTGAAAATCCTTGACCACGGCGACCGCGAGACCGCCTGCAATCGCAACGCCAGTGAGCGCCGCTGCGCCGACAGCGCCCATGCGGCTCAGCGAAGTCACTGTTTTGGATGCCGACGCCGCTGATGCAGCAGCCGCGCGCCCCGATGCGACCGCAAGCGCATCCTCGGCGATCGCTGCTTCTGATGCTGCAGCCGCCACCTTCTGATGTGCCTTGGCGAGCAGGGCTTGTGCGGCGGCTTCCTCTTCGCTGGTCGTCGCGACACGAAGCGCCGCCGCAGCAAGAGCGACTTCGGTATCGGCGGCAGCGATGCTGGCTCTTGCGCGATCTGCAGCGCCCTTCACCGCCGTTGCAGCCGCCGCAGCATTGGCCGCTTCCTCGGCAAGCTCGGCATCGCGTGTCACCTGGAGCACGCCGATCATTCGCAGCAGCTCAGTCGCAAACCCGCGCGCGCCGAGCCCCGACTGCTGCATGATCTGGAAGAACTGCCCGCCCTGCTGAGCGAACACGCGGAACGGCGCCTGTCCCGACGCGAGGCCCGTCACCACGTCGTTTATCTGGAACGCGAGGTTTTGCGCTTGGTACGCGGCGAGGCCGGTCGCGCGGCCCATCGTCGCCATGCCATTGCCGGTGAGCACGGCGTTGCGTGCCATTGCCTGAGCGTTGGCAGCGAACGCCGCAGCATGAGCCGACGCGCTCTTGACCTGAGCGCCGGCCGCCGCGGCCTGAGAGCCGAGCCGATTGACCGAGCCTTCAGCGCGCGTTCCCGCTGCCGTAAGCTTGTCGAGCTCGCCGACGCCTTGCGTGACCTGTCTGCTGTCGATCTGAAGTCCGAGGCTGGCGAGATCGGTCATCGCCGTTCATCCCGCGTCTGCCACCATGTGATCGCGAGCCAGGGCGAGGCAATCACGAGGTAGGCGATGAACAGCGGCCAAAGAACGCCGAGCGCGCAGCCCATGAAGGAAAGCGCGTCCTGGCCGTGCGTGGTCGGCTCGTGCGAAACGGCGCAGGCAGTGCCGATCCAGACGACGCCGAGGCCGATCAGGTAGATGGCGACGAACGTGCTCACTTCGTCTCCTTCGGCTTGGGCGCGAAGTCGGTGAGCCAGACGTCATCGGCTTTGCGGATCAGGTCGACTTCCCACGGCCTGAGACGAGAGCCGGTCAGCGCCTGCCACGCCTGCATGTCGGCATAGGTGATCCGCTGCGGCCCCCATCCGGTCGAACCGCGCGAGCCGTGTAGCTCGAGGAACGCCTGCCACAGCGCAGCGAGACCTTCGGGCAGCTCAGGAGCCTCGCGCAGCATCTTCGGCATGTTGCCGCTCGCGCGCCACGCTGCCTGAAGGTGAGCAAGCAGCGGGGAACCGTCCTCCTGCGGCTGCGAAAGATCAAACTGATGCCGCGCGAAGGTCACGAAGTCCTCGCTCAGGCCGACATAAAATTTTCGATGTCGCCCACCGCTTCGTCGACTTGGGAGCGCACCCACTTCTGCTCCGTGTAGAGCAGCCGCGCATTCTCCTCGCTGAAGGTGAGCAGCGAGCCCTTGTAGGTGACGTTGCGGAAGCCTGTGGTGCAGGCGACGAGCAGGCTGATGGCGTCGGCCTCGATCTGCTCGACGGTCGGCGCCTCCGCGTCCTTGCCGCGGCGCTGATTCTGGAAGTTGCGGCGCAGGCGGTCGTTCGACTGCTTGCGAACGAAGTCCTCGAATGTTTTGCTGTCCTTGCCGACGACGCTGATGAACGCGCCGACGGGCTCGTTCGTGATGGGATGCTTCAGTTCTAGCTCGAAGCCCTTGTCGCACGCGGCGGCGGTATCGAGCGAACTGAGGTCGATTGCCTTGTCCTTGGTCATAATGCTCTCCGTTGGCGCCACCGGGAGGCCGGAGAGCAGCCCCCCGGTGACAGAGTGAGGGGCGCTCTCCACCCCGAAGTCGTCAGGCTTGTGAGTCTTGGATTCCGATGACGGTCTGATCGTTGGCGAGGGCCGCACCGCCAGCGGAGTTGATCTCGCCGCTGAAGTTGAAGGTCTCGACCAGCTGCTTCTTGCCGTCGTCCAAGTCGTTGCTCATCAGCTTGGCCCGAGGCACCACGAACACGATGAAGTCGGACGTCGCCGAGTTGTCGACGAAGAGGGCAATGATGATCGCGATTGCCGTCTCGTTGTCGAACAGGTTGGAGTTGGTTTCGGCGTCCTTCACGGCAGTAACCGTGCCGCTGGCCTTAATGTCGCCCTTCACCAGATCGGTGATGACCCGAGAACCGATCACCGCCTCGCCGTGAGCAAGGCCGTTCTCGATCTTGAGGTTGGCCGATGTGCCGGTGACGAGCCGCGCGCCGTTGAGCAGGATATAGCCGTTCGACGCCGACACGATCGAAGTCGTAGTTTCCGCCGTGGGCGAGGTCAGCACCTGGCTTCCACCCTTCGTGCGGCCGAGACCGAGCATATCGATCTTGATTGTGGAATTGCCCGTCGCCGGAACCGCAACCTCGATGCCGCCGATCTGAACATCGGTGTACGTGCGCGACAGGCTGAGGTCGCTCATCCACTCTTCGAACGTGTAGTAATCGTTCGTGTGGCCGGTCGTCGGCGCGAGCGTCGTCTTGCCCATGACCGTGATCGTCGAAGAGGCAACTGGCCCCTGCGCGCTCAGCGTTGAGCCGTTCGGGACGACGCAGGTGATGACCGTCTGCGTAACGCCCGTGACCAGCAAGTTGATGTCGCGGGCGGTGCCCGTGTACGTGCCGGCCGTGATGCGAATGACGTGGCCGATCTTGACGCCGGCCGTCAGGAACGTCGCCCCCGCATCGGTCAGCGTGTACGGACCCGAGCCTGCAATGGTGATCGATCGACCTGTGATCGCAGAGACCGTGGCGAAGTCCCGACGCACGGCCGACGCCATGAGATCCTTGTAGGTGCCGACGCTCAGAACGTTGTCGAGCGAGCCTTCGGTCTTGCTGACCCCGTAGGTATCGCCCGTGTACTGCTGATGCGTGGTGATCTCGTTCGAGTTGAACGTGTCCTTCTTGAGGTTGAAGGACGCGGTTTCGCGGCGCAGGTACTGACCGCCCGAACCGGACGCTGCAGTGCCGAGGGCCGACTGCTTCTTGTATGAGAGCTTCTTGAGCTGACCCTGTGCGACGGTCATGGCGTTAACCTCCGATGTGCGAGTAGAAAAAGATGCGGACGGTGAGGACGTATCGGTCCTCTTCGACACGCGCCGGCATGATTGTCGGCGTGCTTTCGATGTTCACGGTCACGCCCGACGCCGTGAAGGACGCGCCCCGATAGAAGGTTGAGCGGATCAGCTCGGCGCGCGTGGCGGCCGCAGCCGGGCCAGCGTTGAGCGGATATTTGAGGTCGACCTGAAGGAATCCCTCCTCGCGGTGCAGACCGGCGCGGCCGATCTCGTCATTCGCGGGTTGCGCGAGCAGGAGCGCGACTTGCTGATACGGCGTGCCGACGACAGGTGTGAACGACGCATTCTCGTATGCCGTGCTCAAAGCCGGTGTCATCGCGGAAAGCGCGACTTCCAAGGCTGCGCGGATCAGGACAGCGCTCATGCGGGCAGCGCCTGCACCGCCTCATTGACGATGCGCTGGAACATGATCGTGGTGAGGCCGACGAGCCCCTGCGGCGCCTGGTGCGAATGCCCGCGCTCGATCTCCTGAGCGTAGGGCACGTTGTTGATGAGCGTGTAGAGCTTCCCACTCGCCTGCTCGGGCACGGCTGCGATGATGCGACCCTGAGCCTCGGCACCGCCTGGATCGATCAACCCCGTCTCACCGGCAGGAACGACGTTGACGCCAAGCTGCCAGTTGCCGCGGAACCGACCGCCGACATAACCCTTGGGCGGCGGGTTCTTCCAATAGCTCGCATCGCCGACGGGTGAGCGCTGATCCAACTCCCGCGCGACACGCACGACAATGTTGCCGACCGCGAGATCGGCCTTGTGCTTTGTCTTTTCG